ATATTTTTTACAAATATAGGAATTGAATTTATTTAGCAATTATAATTTTGAATTCCAGGTCCATAGAAAATTTGTTGTTATCAGAGTCAGCCTGATCATTTTTCTTTCCTATAGGAAAAGCTTTAAATCTTTCTCCATTAATATAAATAAAGCATAACCGGGACATTAATAAATCGGTAATCAGATCAATCTCCTCTTCCAGAATCCAACCGGAATTGACCGTCAGCGGTCTTGATACGCTGCTGTCAAATTTCTCCTCTTTATTCTCATTTGTTTCTCCAGTAATATTTTCAATATCCGCAATTTTCTTTGTTTTTGCTACTGCAGTAAACCAATCGAAAACAAGGTTCTGGTTTTCCCATTCTATGTGTACAATTTCCTCCTCTTCAGGTAGAGGAACAAATTTAAAGATTGAGTTCTCTACTATTTTTGTTTCTAACACCGTTTTAAACTCATTTCGTAAAAAGGTGAACTGATTCACTTCAAATTTTGGCAAAAATACAGGCTTTGGAAAATTGTACTGTGTGTACAATATGTTCAGATCCGGCTTTTCAGAGAGCTTATCTAAACTCAGTTTAATAATACTTCCGGAGTAGGTACTTCTTATCGGATAATCTGTAAAGAATGGAAAACATTTTGGCTTTTTACCTGGAGCAAACAGTACATTATCCAGGGAAAAAGTGGAGAGTATAGTATCCGTGCTGCTCATTTCCTGAAATATCATTGTGACCACTGCCAAATCATACTCATAAACAGGATTCAAAGAGGTCACGATATCCTTTGCTTTAATAAAGAAATCCTGCACTTCTTTTCCTGGTTCAATTTCAGCAGATCCCAGGAAAAACGGAAAGGTATATTCCTGTATTTCCTGATATTCCCTACCGTAACCTTTAAAATACATCTCAAGGGTCATTTTCACATATGATGCAACAGAATTAGTTTTGTTTACAATCACCTTATTTTCATCATTTGCAAAATAGTAAGGAGAACCTTTAAAATCATTAATGACCGCCTGTAAAACAGTAAGATTTACAATCACTTTTTTAGACACGCTGCCGGCTTTTAAAATAACTTCTCCGGAATAATTACCCAATATCAGATCCTTTGAATTTTTTGTCATAATGTTAACCTGGTTACCAACTATTGTAACCGATTCAATGAATGATGGGAAGAAATCTACTACAACATTTAAATTATTTGGATTTGAAAGGTTAACTAAAAGCGTTTTTGACTCCTGTAAATTCTTCTGCAGGGAAATTGTAAAGTTTTTAGGACTCAGATAAAACTGAGTTGCATCATTGATCACTTCAAGATTTACTGTTACTGTTTTACTTTGTGTTCCTTTGGTAATCGTAACGGTTCCTGAATAGGTTCCCACGGCTTTACCTTGAATTTGAGTGTTATTCTGAAATGTAAGATTACGTTCAGAGCTGCCGGCAGTTTGAATTAATTCGATAAATGCATCTGAAGTATTAAAGGTTACTTCTTCTGAAGAATAGACAATAATTTTAGAATCTCCGGAAAGCGAATTATCGGCTTTATTATAAAGCAACTGATATGTATTTTTATCGGTATTAAAGCCATTCCCGGATAATACAGTTATAGACACCGGAATGATAATATTCTGAATCGCTGAAGACTCCCTGAAGGTTTCCACACCACCTGCAGAAACCCCATAAGCTTCAATTTCAAAATTGATGGTATGAACTCCTGCAGAGAGATTTTCCATGTTCTGAAAATTCAATGTTATGATCTCCTGGACAAGATTAAGCTGATTAAAAGTATCTCCGACAAGCTTTGGAGACGTTATATTGATAAAATCTACTCCTGAAACTGTTTTCTTTATTTTATATCTAAAATTAGGATCAGTATAAATAAACTCCAACTCTGGAAATTTAATTTGTACCGATATCGGAAGTGGATTATTAGTTCCAACGGTCCAGGTAGGAGCTACAACTTGAGCAGGATTGGCTGACCAGTCTCTTATAGGAACATCAACATAATTATCATGAGACATACATAAAGACCCTCCACCATTACCCGGTGGGCACGTAATGTAAGGAATGTTTACATTTTTAGTTCTGATTGGCATTTTATATAAGGTATTTTATTTTTAAATAATTTAATATCCGGATTGATATCGTTTGCGTTCCAGATTTCAACCGCTATATATGGCAGATAAATAATGATTCTTCTGGGAGCTAGTTCAAAAGATTTTGCATTTTCTAAAAGAGAATTCCGGCAGTTCTGAAGCTTTCTAAAATCATTATTAAAAACAGCAAAGTCAATATCTTTAATTTGATAACTCTCCGGAAGATCTCCACTGAGAACTTTAGAAACCGAGCCTACTAAAAATACATCTGCTCCTATCAATTCCTGTATTTTATTTACAAGAGAATCACATATTTTGTTAAGTTCAGGAGCTTCGAATACCTGAAGCTCCTGAAAGTTATTTACCTGCTGCATTGTTTTCAATCTTTTCAAATTTTTTCATTGCTAATTTTGTCATTTTTCCGGTCTGCTCATCTGCAATCATCCAGGCATCTACTCCATTATCTTTTAAATACTGCAGTAATTCTTTTACTTCAGACATTACAGCCATGTACTGAATAAAGCTGTCATTATTTGAATTCTGAGAAGCAGGAGTTCCTGCAGTTGTTGTATTATTATCTGAAGAAAAACCACCGTCGGCCATCGGTTTAGTTTTACCGGTTCTGACGCTCTCCAGGTAATCAATAACATTTGCCGTTTTTGGGTCTTCAAGCATCCATTTCGGAGCGACCCATTCTTTTTCGTGAACAATACCTGCTGCTTTAAATCCTGAAGCGTCTGGAGAACCAAATCCATTACCTGTGAAACCACCGGTATCAAAGCTTGGTTTTTCCGGAAGTGGTTGAGCTGCAATTGTTGCGATCTGTATTGCTCCCAAAACTCCAACCGCTGCTGCCAATGCATAGTTTGCTGGAGTCCAGGGGCTCATCGTTAAAGCACCAATCACACCGAGTGCTGTACCTGAAATAGCTGAAGCAATTTGAACGGTTTTTTGAGCCTTAGCCTGCTTGTAAGCAATCTCAGCTTCTTTGTTTGCTTTCTGAACGTCTAATAATTCAAGCTGCTTATGATATTCTTCCTGATTGATGTAGCCTTCATTAAGTTGTTTCAGAAGGTCTTTTTTCTTTTTAGACTGGTTTTTATCAAATTTTCGCATCTCTCGGTCATTAAGAGACTGCTGTAAATTTGAATAAGCCTGGAAAGCATTTGCCAATGCCTGAACACCCATTTGCGCTGCTTTCAACTTTCCGGCAGTTGTATCAAGATTTTTAAAAGCTCCTTCCCAGTCTTTTGCTGAAAAGCCTAGTACATCTATCTTTTCCTTCGTAGCGTCACTCTCTTCTTTAACCTTTTTATCATCGGTTCCTTCACCTGTTTTGATCGCTGATTTCAGCTGAGTAATTTTAACCGTTAAAGCATCAATATCTGCTTTTAATTTATCTGCTGCTTCCCCGGTAAGACCTTTCAGATTTTCCTTGAGCATGTTACTTTGGTTCTCAAGAGAAATAAGCATTGCCTTATTCATCTTCCGGTCTGCAGCTTCACGAAGTGCAGCTTTGGCATCTTCCAAAGTCTGAATATTTTGGAGCTCTGTTTGAGTAAGCTTTAAATATTCATTATTCTTCAGTAAAATTTTAGCGTCTGTAAGAGAAGTAATCTGGATGATTTCTTCTTCATCCTTTCTCCTGGATTCGTCAAGCCTTCTTTGCTCCATATCCATGAACCGTTGGAAAACAATTGAATCTATGTTTTCCTGAAGACGGGCCATTGTAAAGAGGTGTGTTTGCTCCTGCTGAATATCAATCTGGTTATTGATATTAATAATATTCCTTTTTACAGCAGCTGCTTTTTCATATTCTTCTTTTGCAACTTTAGATTTAGTCTCTTCTTTTTTCCTTTCTAAGTCAGCTATTTCATGGAGAATTCTAGCATTTTCAATTTTAAGGTTCTGTTGCTCTGTATTTCGTCTGTTAGCTTCAGTAGCGACTTCTTTAATCAAAGAATCCTCAATTATTTTTAATTTTTCTTCACTAAAGCTTTGTTGTGCTTTTAATAAATCAGCATTTGCCTTGTCAGCTTCTTTTATGGCTGCCGAATCATCTTTTTTAGGATCCTTATCTTTTTTATTTTTACCCGGAACTACTATGTTCGAACCTACATCTGGGGATTTTTCGTCCGGAGTTTTTAGTAATTTTTCAGATAATTTTTTGTTGGAAGCAACACGTTTTAAAATATTAGATTCATAGAGTTTAGCATTTTTTTCCTCAATCTGGGCCTTCTTTAAAGCTTGTTTTTCTTCATCTTTTAACTCCTGATAGTCTAATGTTTGCCTCACAGCAATTCCTTGCCTATCATACTTATCACCAATACCCTGCAGCTGCTGTCTTTCTTTTTCGGCCTGCTCAGCTCTTTTTTTATTTCTGGCATCACGGCCTTTATTATCAATTTCTTCCTGTTTTGCTTTGAACTCAGCATCAATACGAGCAGTTTCTTTATTGACACGATCTTCTGCTGCTTTATCCAATAGTTTTTGATAAGCTCTTACTTCTGAAGCTTCTTTTAATTTGGAAATTAACTGATCATAAACTGTAGTTAGTTTTGCCGTTGCACGATACTCATCGTCAAGAGTTCCTTTAAATTGTGGGTAAACTGCAATCAACCTTTCATAAGCGAGTTTACGAGCTTCCAAGGAACTGTTTTTATCTTTTATGATGGCCAGGTACAATTCGGTTTTCTTCCGGAGATCACCCATTGCATTAGCCTCTTCTTTTTGGATCTGCTTTTGGATATCCCCGTTAACTTTAGCTGCTGCAGTATATTTATTAAGAGCAACAATTCCGGCCTCTGTTTCTTTTCTGAATAGAAAATAGGCCGTTGTGGCCGCTGCAACCAAACTGATAAGTATAGCGATAGGATTTGTTTTTGTGGCAATAGAAAAGGCTCGCATGGCCACTGTGGCTTTTGTAATATTTCCGGTCAACAATGCTTTTGCAGCCGCCAACAAGAGAACAGATCCTCTTTGAATAGCATACATGGCATTTAAACCTTTTTCAAATGCAATCTCGATTGCCGTATACATGGCACTCTGTTTTTTCATTGCAACCAAAACTTTCATTGCAAGAGTGTAAGAGTATATTCCAACAGTAATTACGGTGATCAATTTAGCCAGTAGTTCAAGTCTTTCCTTAAATTCTCTTATACCATCACCAGCTTCTCTGGTTACTCCGGTAATCCATCCTAACCCTTTTACTACCGGTTCAAAGAAATTGATCACATTGGTGGAAGTAAACATATCATTCCAGGCATTCTTGATTTTCTCAATAATTGCTGGAGCATTGTTATTTTTTTTATTAAATTCATCAGAAAGAGAAGTTCCTTTTTCCATCTCTTCACCGGCAAGTTTCATTGATTTTCTGAAAGCGTCTGTACTGTTAGCAGCTGCTCCTACGGCTTTTTGAACCTCCAGAGATCCTAATTTCAGACTTTCGAGAACTTTAGCTGTCTCAGTCCCTGAAAGTCCCTTCATTCCTTGCGCAAAACGAAGGAAGAATTCTTCAGGTTTTGAGTTCAATAAATCCTGAGCTTCTTTTTTGCTCATTCTCATTGATATTGCAAACTTGTCTATATTTTCTCCGGCAGTAGTAAGGAAATTGGTAAATCCTGAAGAACCGATCTGAGCATCAATTCCAGCCTCTTCAAAAGCAGCTCCTAAACCAAGAACTTTATCAATTCCCGGTTTAAGTGCATCTGGTAACGTTCCAACACGGGTTGCAAATTCAGAAATATTTTCTTCAGAAGCAGTTCCCTGTGCGGCCAGGGTATTAAGAGCAGATCCGATCTGGTTAATCGCATCGGCATAGCTCATTTCTTTAGTTGTGGTAAAAAGCCCTTTAATAGTACCTATTTGTTCCACAACCGCTTCTAAACCACCTGAAAAACTATCACCTAAAGCAACATAAGCTTTGTCGATTTCTACAATGAAGTCCTTCATTTGGCCCAACGGAACACCAAGACGGCCCGCAACTTCTGCAATTTTTAATCTGTCAAGTTTAGAGGTTCTGGTATTCATTTCATCGAAAGCATCCCATAACTCTTTAACCTGATCAGTTGTCATGCCGGTTGTTTTCTCAACGTCCGTCATGGCATCTGCTACTTCTAAAAGTTTATCTACTGCAGCTTCTACATTCCCAACGATATCTTCAAAGAATGATGCAGCTATATTACCCGTGAAAACGCCCTGGAAGGTTTCACCAAAATTGAAAAGTTTATCAACAAATCTCGTTAAAGCATTTCCTGAAGTATCAACTGCATCAGTGATTGCATTGATTTCTTTTCTTACTTCTTCAAGCCTAGCTCTGGCTGTTTTTACTTCTTCAGCTTTCTTTCTCCATTCTTCAGTTCCTATCGTAAGCTTTTTAAACTCACTTTCTAACTTTTTAGTAACTCTGGATATATTCGAAAAGGTATTCTCGACCTGTTGGCCGTTGATATATAAAACACCGGTAGATGTAATTTTTGTTCCTGCCATCTTGCATTGAAATTTTCTGCAAGATGTTTGTTGAGCGAATTACCAGAAAGGACATAAAAAAAGGTACTTAAACTTAAGTACCTGGAGTTTCTATCAATCTCTTGACTTCAAATAAGAGGTTTTCTGCTCTGATCCTTGTGACATTTTCCATTACAAAATCAATCACTTTTGAATCCTTGACTGCTTGATTGATAAAAGGCTGCGCCTTCATTTTCATAACATGGGAGTGAAAACCATAGGTGGTATTCTTTGGAACCTGTCGGTTTCTGTCTCCTCCAGATCTAGTCGTGTTGACTCCATAATTCTGAATAAAACCATGTCTGGCCATCCTAATTGACAAACTTCGCATGTAATACTTTTTCCTTTTGCCATCTTTTTTGGATATGTATCGCTTTACTACAGCTTTAGCTGTAGCATCTTTTAAAGAAGGATCATTTTCTTTCCTATTGACATGATCTTTAAAAGAAGAAGTTTTATTACGTAAAGAAGCTTCCAACATCTGTTCTGCTTTTTTAGCAACTTCTAATTCAGTATTGTACATCTTTTTTATTCAAATAAAAAAAAAGGATGCCCTTCTAAAAAGGACACCCAAAAACAAGAATAAAATATAAATAAATTATATTTTTTCGTAAAGATTCCAGACCAGGATCCGGCCGACTTCTAATTCTTCAAACTCCGGAGGAATATTATTTTTCTCATCACCTTTAAAAGTGCATACTTTTTCAGTTATTATTTTTTGAGATGGCTTAAAACCTAAATTTTTTAAAACCTCAAATGCGTCATGTTCGTCGATAGGCTTATCAGGAATAATGCCTTTTGCCCATGATAATACTTGAGAGGTCTGCAGCTGTATAAGTTTACCTTCAGGAGTCATGTCGTAATACTGCAGTAACAAGTCTTTTAAAAATTCTTTGTAATCGTCCATGTTTTATTGCAAATGTGGATATTTTTTTTCGAATTTACTCATCATATTTTGATAAGCATCGTTTAAAGTAGGGCCAAAAGCAAATGCAGTTCTGCCTGTAGCTTGAGATGAAAACATACACTTTACTATTCCTTCAGAAATCAAGGATGTAGAGATAGAACCTTGATTAATTTTAACAAAATCAAAATTCTGAGGTTTCACTTTTTTGTTTAAGAAAAATTTTCTTCTTTGTCCTAAAAACTTACTTATTCTTTGGTTTTTAGTCTGTACTGTTTTGTTTCGCATTTTATATAATTTAAAATTATCCTCTTAAAAACCCACAAAAAAAAGATACCTTGACTTTCATGGGTGTCGCGAAACAAAACAGATCCGAGGATAAGTTAACCACTACTTGTCAAGGCAAGATTTATAATCGTAAAAATGATTGGATAATTTAAAGACTTATCCTGATGTCTGTTTTGTTTCGCATGACAAATATAGTAAAAAAATATTATTAACAAACATTTTCAATATCCTCCCAGTCTGCAGCATCAACTTTCAGTAATTGCTTATTTTTAAAATTGAATAAAACATCAACTCCAACTTCTCCTCCGGAAAGTTCCACCGGGTTAATTTCTACAGAGTCTTTCAAAAACGAATTGAACAATGGATGAACTGGGTTACTGCTATCATATCGGATCCGGCTTAGTACTTTTAATGCTAATTGTTCAGCGTCGTGAATGGCAATATACTGACCCTCCAGATCATCCAGCTTTATATTATTGAACATAATTGCAAAGCCGATTTTCCGGACAGCAACTGTATTTTGATCAGGACCATCAAAACCAAGATCATATTTAAAAAGTGCTAAAGCTGGAGATTTTAATCCTTTAACTGAAGCTGTCCTATTCGCCCACTCTCTTTGAAAAAAACCAACAAAATCATTTAAAAATTTTGCTTGGTTTACAAGGTTCTCAAAGTAATTTTTGATTTCAATATAACTATTTTCCTTCATTTGATTTCTGTTTTGCTTTATGGTACACAATACTCTCGGACATCACACTCAGAAACTCGTAAATACGTACATTATTTACGTCCTGTTTTTTTCCCAATGGCTGAAGCTCGTCCATCGCCATTGCCAACAGAGCTTTATCAAAAGGAACCATAGTATTCTCTTTTTTCTTAAAAACCGGCTGTAATTTTTCTTGGTCAGTTTCAGGAGTTTTTGGAAATACAATAGGAAATCTTTCTTCAATATTTCTTCTGGTAAACATATAAGCCAAAGCAATAGCTTCCATTTGCTTTTCAGGAATCTTGTCTGTGATCATTGATACACTTCTTAAATCGAGATCATCATATTGATCATTAAGCCTGTAAAGAGTTGCTACAAGCCTTTTCAAGTTGAGAGAAGTCCTCTCTTTATTCCATTTAAAAAAATAGGTATCAATTGTAGAAAATTGACGTGCAGAAATGTTTTCTATTTTATCTGCAGGTTTAATTACTCCAGGAATCTCAGGAAAGCGATACAGGTCATTTTTATCTTTGAGATATTCTGTATACTTGGCCAGCTCCGTAATTGGAACATTTGCAGTTAATCTTTTCAGCTCGAGTCTTGCTTTTAAATCAGGAGATTTTTGATAAACAATAAGGATCATTTCTCCATATGCTTCTGCGAAATCATCAATCGGAGTATTTAGATAAAGGTGTGATATTTCCTGCAGCTGCCAATCATTTAATTCGTTCCAGGATCTTGCTACTGTAATATATTCTGCCATTGCAATCTTTTTGCTGCAATCTCAGCAAGTGAAAAAATTATGGAAAGGACAGAAAAAACACTTGAGATAAATTTCTTTATTTTGTAGGTGTTCTGGAATCTTTCCGGATCCATTCAATTCCTACGAATGGATGATCTTTAGTCAATATCAAATCCGGCTTGACAGGTTTTATTAATACTATTTGAGTTTCTTGCTTTTTACCTACTGAAATACCTCTTAAAACGACTTCAAAAGTAACCTGTTCACTTATTTTCAGAAATCCTGCTCTAAAAGAAAGTTTATTGTAACAATATATATCAAGAACCTGATGTTTCTCAAAAGAGTTTATACGGATGATTCTTTCTGTGAAACCATCTTTTTCTGTTTCTTCGAAAATTTTTAAAACGATTCCGGAAATTTGCATAGTTAAATTTACAATTTTCCAGCAAAGCAAAATAAGTAAAGCGACAAAACTTGACGTATTAAGCTATAAGTTAATCATTACGGATATCCGCAAATCTTATTAATTTTAAAGTTTTATATTTGTAACAAATGGAAAAAAACTATATAACCTCCCTCACTGGCCTTAGGACTATTGCTGCATCAATGGTGTTTTTTCACCATTTTAATCCATTTCCAAAAAAAACTTTATATTTTGGAGTTGTAAATGAATTTCATATTGGTGTTACTATTTTTTTTGTTTTAAGTGGTTTTCTAATTGGTCTAAGATATTCAGATAAAGAAATCAACATTTCAAAATACTTTATTAATAGATTAGCAAGGATATATCCAGTGTTTTTTTTATTTACAGTAATTACTTTTTTAGTATCTCCACCTTCTGGAATATTTGAGTCTATTCTAAATTTCACAATGCTAAAAGGTTTATTTGATGAATATAAATTTTCCGGAATCGCACAAGGCTGGACATTAACTGTTGAAGAATTTTTTTATGCATTTGCTTTGATTCTTTTTCCTCTTGTAAAACGAAAACAGATATTTTTCATATTCTTAATTCCATTTTTTTTACTGGGAATAACATTTTTTTTTAAATCAATTGCGCCCCAATATTCATTCCATGGATTCTTAAAGGATTATGATTTTATACGCAACTATACTTTTTTCGGAAGATCATTTGAATTTATATCTGGATTTTTACTGTCATACTATTTACCGAAAATTAATTACAAAACTAAATATATTACCTGGATAGGTGTATTTGGTATTATTATTTCCTGTATTTCATTACATTTTGTAAAAGGAAATGAAAGCGTTGGGGTAATTACGTTACCAGGACAAATGATAAATAATTATATACTTCCAATTTTTGGTATTATTCCTTTAATATATGGTTTAGTAAAAGAAAAGACTATAATTTCTGAAATATTGTCAACTAAAATATTTGAGTTACTAGGGAAAAGTTCATATGTGTTTTATATAATACACATGGGAGTCGTTCAGGTCTTCGTAAATAAATTTTTTAATAATTACTTTTTTGTATTCTTAATTATACAAGTATTATCAATAATAATATTTAAAACATTTGAAGAGCCAATGAACAAATTCATTAAAAGAACATTTAAAGGCAAAAACAAGTTACAAACAATCCCCACAAAATAGTGGGGATTGTTTATTTTTTTGTTAAATTTTTATTTTGCAAAAAACAAATCAGCTTCAGCCTTTCTTCTTCGTATCAGCCCGTTTAATGTTTTACCGGCAGCTGTAATGTATTTCGTAGTGAACCAGTTTCTGATCTCTGCAGCTGCAGCTCTTTTGTTAATCAAAGAAAATAAACCTTCAGACCCTCCTGTATTGTAAGTATGTGATACTAGAGCATCAAATTGATTCTGCGTTAATGGCACTTTAATTTTACTGTTGATGATTTTTTCATAAGTCGGTAAAACAGCTGAAAATAACTCTATACCTTTTTCTTTGCTGATGGCAGTATCTTTCATGGTTACTTTGTTTCCTCCAGGATAGTAAGTGTTCCCATACCCAATTGTCGGAATTCCTGCAGAATCCAGATAAGGCTTTGAACTGAAGCCTTCAAATGATACAATCAGATTTATTCCTTTTTGTGATGTTTTCATTTCTTAAAGTATATATAAGTGAAAAATATTATGATTAAGGCTATACCAATGATAGACACGAAAAACCAAAACCCAGTTTGAAACCCTGTAGCCTTTATCTCGCGGGTTTTCTGTTCTTCTTCAGAAGCAACCGTTTTTATAGTTTCTTTCGACACTGCAGTCTTTACCAGGTCATGAATTATATTTGTCTTTTCCTCTCTGGAAGATTCTTTTTTATCTTCTGTCGACTTCCTATAGTGATTGTTGATGTAGTAATCAGCCGTGCCCTGTATGACAATACTTTGAAGCGTATCACCTGAAACAACATTGTGAAAGACCAGTGGGTTTAAAGTGTCAGACTTGCCTTTAATTATTATATCTCCAGAAAAATCTTCCAGCTTCTTTTTTACTGTTTGATCTGTAAATTTCTTTGTAGACTCCTTTACTGTATTAACTTTCAATGAATCCAGTTTTACATGCTCAATTTCTGTTCTGCGTTCTTTTGAAGATAAAGACACTTTATGTTTTGTCCTGCATCCGAGTAGTAAACTACTCAGTAGTATTATTGTTAGAATTCGTATCATCATTATCTACTTTTTTTCCAATCCATTTTTTTGCAAAATCTCCTATAGCTTTTATTATTTCTAGAGCTTCATCTAAAATTTCATCTGAGAAAACACCTGCTATTCCACAGCAGGCAAATATTACTTCTTCAGGAAATTCAGTCCACTCCCGGATGAAAATCCCAGAAACAACAGCAACGAATATACTGACCCCAATAGTTCCTAAGAAACGGGGATGGCTCATTTTTTTTCTAAATCGTTTTACTACAGCCCCCATTAAACCTGCGATAGCTAGTATTCCGTATTTTTTCGATAATTCTTCCATTATATAAATAAATTTAATTTAGACTTGGTTTCCATTTACTGATACATTTACATATGCATATGCGTAACCTCCTGCAGAAGCGAGTTTAAAGACAAGAGGGTTTTCAGTACCTGAAGGAGAAATATTTGTTGCTACAAAATTTTCAATCGAACAGGAAAGATTAATCTTTCCTTTATTAACTGTGAATCCTGGATTTTTGGTTGGGACAATTGTAGTAACATTATCAATTGTCACAGTTCCTACATTCCCTTTCCCTGGCTTATCCAAATTGTTAGGCAATTGCCAGTAATTATCCACAAGGATTGAATAGTTGTAAGTAACCCCACTTATATTTTTGATGGAAATATTATCAATTCGGCTCTGTCCGGATAAAATTCTGATTCCAAAAAGTGAGTCGTTAAAAACAATATCCTCAATAGTGATATTTGAAATAGGCCCGTTCGCTGCTATTGGGAAAAAACCTAAAGCTTCAGATCCGGAAGCATTCAGCAAATCATCTGCATTCATTCCAATACCATCATCATAGCTTCTTATATTTCCTCGTTTGATTGAACAGTCTTTACACCAGCCGTCCCAATGTACCCCGTCCATGTTGATAGCTGGATTTGGCCCTACATCAACTACAAAATCAGATAAGTGACCATTGGTGACATTAATGGCATGCTGAGCGTAAGTCTTTGGAGTGTACATTTTATGGTTTTTTAAAACTAAATTATTCACACCATACCAGGAGAATATGTTATTAAAACCAAACTGAGGTGTACCCTTTTTCGTTTGACCAGAAGAATTTCCATTCCATATGCCCCCATCTATTTCAATATCATGATCAATTATATCTGCATTATTGGAAAAGACATGGTTTTTATTAGTGAACATTGGTCTATTAACGGCATTTCGCATTACAGCTCCTTTACCAGATAATACTTTTATCCTTGTAAGACTATCAACGAACAATGAGTTACTTAAACTCACTGCAACATCCCACAGTATTTTTTTGTTTCCACCATTAAGCAAATTTTGAATTGATATAGTGGCATCATCACCAATTACAATACTATTTAATTCAATCTTACTTTCTTGAAAATCTACAGGAAGGACGCTGCTCAACTTAATATATCCTATAAATAAATTAGAAGCTTTTTTTTTTATTGCAATTATAGTTGAACTCATAAACTATAGCTTTTCAATTTTAAATGATTTTAACCCGTCTTCTTTCCTATTTAAGATGAAACTGAAGTAGTTACCTGTATTAGGGTTTGTATACTCAACAATAAAATTCCCATTACAATAGAACTTAACTTGAGACCCGTTTACCACAAACTCCCAAATGTACCAATCAACCTGAGGATATGGAATTTTAGGAGTGGTTGCTATTGTTGTTCCTGTAGGATTAGAAGCTGAAACCCATACTACATCTGACGCAGGTGACTGAGCCCTTATATTAATGTAATTTACATAGTTATCATAAGTATTTCCACCAATCAATATATCTAACATGTTGTATATACTCATTAAGAAGGTTGCTTTGTAATTTACAACCCCTTCAGTACTAACTGCAATCGCTGCAGCTCCGCTTGTAGCGGTTGTAAGCCTTCTAAGAAACTGACCGGACGTGCTAATACTATGATCTGCAATATTACCAGTCAAAACAGCTCCTATATGTGGTATTGTACTTAATAGAGCGTTTGGTGTCCTATTCTGAAATTGATAAGATGTGACAATATCATCTGTAGGTAAAGGTTCTAACGCTGATGTTTCATTAAAGTATCTCACCTTATCGTACTCTTTCCAGAATGCTATTACATTGGTTTTTGTTGGATCATAATCCGTTGTTCCAAGCTGAGGAACAAAATCAGACGGAAACACAACAGTTCCACCAGTTAACTTTACATATGCTATTTTTCCGAAATTACTTCCTTCTTTTAAGTTAAAAGTAGTTGTTCCAAGTAATTCAGTATACTTACTAAAATGGTCTTTTGATAGATCAATTGATAAATTAAATGGAATTTCAGCAAAGGCAGAATCTGGAATATCTAATTCTATTGCTTTCCAAGTATTACCATCATATAGGATAATTCCAACTTTTTGTAAGGTCAGGTTATTCGCTAAAGGATAATTCCCTGGTTTTGCAAAAAACCATTTTGAAACCCCAGGTGTTACATCAATAACAGTCGATGGTTCAATAGTCCCACCAAAAGAAGAAGTTATCATTGCGTCATCAGGAATTATTTTTGCTATCGAAGATAGAATCAAATTCATAATAGAGCCTGTTATTTCTTGTAACCCATTGGAAGTAATATACTCTTCAATAAGGGTTAAAATCTCTTGTTTAGTCATCGCTTGTAAAAAAATCGTTGTTAAAATCTGTATTAAAATCTCCAGGTTTGGAGAAATGATCCAAAGAAAAGTTGTAAAGAAATACAGGAGAATTACAAGTTATAGTAATTGACGCACCTGCATTATCTTCATATTTCTTACCGGTTCCAGCTTCAGAATTATCAATTAAAGCCCGGTTTCTCATGTGACCGATCTGCCAGTTTCTTCCGGTTGTATCCTGGATAAAAAAGACAAATGGAATATTTTTCCCTCTCTCCAAAAAACCTAATACTGAAGGAAGAAACCCTAAAATAAAAACTGATAAATTGATCTTGCTCTTCTTCCTGGCTAATGCCCCGGTTAAAAGAAGTTTTAATTCATTTTCATCGATTAAGATATCAATGTAGTGAAGCAATTTATTTCTTTTCATTACTATCTGCTCCGGAATGATTACTTCAGATTCTAAATTTTCACCAGGAGAAGGAAGTGGAGTTCTAAAAAAGAATTCTTCCGGAGCATAATATAACCTGCATTTTACCCCTGAATTATACTCAGTGTAGTAGCAGGTCTCTATGTTATCAAAGCTGTTCATTACAGCAACAAAAAAACCGATAAGACTATCGGTTTAAAAGGACATTTAAATAAGATAAATTCCTGAATTGCGAGCCTGCATCAGTCGATCCGGCTCCGGACCGGTATAACATGGAAACTCTGAAGAATGGGACTTCATATAATCGCTGATTACTTTTAAACTTTCATTAGCTAGTTTTAAGAAATTATTTCCAGACATCATTTTTGCATCTGGAGACAAAACCTGAGACTTTTGCCAAGGCAGCTCTTCATATTGAATCACTACAGCATTCTGTAGGAATACAAAAGAAGGTAATAAGCTTGCATAATAAAGAGAATAGAAAACAATTGCATCTTTAAAAAATTCGTACAGTTCTGGGTTAGCCTGGATCTGATCCACACATTCAGGTTTTATGTTTTCATATACCTTGAGGATGAGAGCCTGTTTAAGAAAACGCTGTAGCATTACAAAAACCTCCGGAGAATAATTGATTGAATAGATCTTTTCAAATTCTGAAGGAGAAGAAATGTATTCAGATACATTTTGGAAAAAAGGAATCTGTGATTTTAAACCTGGTACTTCAGCAATTTTATCTATTGCATCCGAAAAAAGTTTATCTGCAAATTTTAACAATGACAATCCCAAATCTCGAACATCCCACCACGGAGCTGGCTTTAGTTTATCCTGCTCAAACTGATTAATCCCAGTATTATTGATATGAACTTTGATTTTCGATATTGAGAGTACAAAAGAGTAATGTACTGCAGCTTTCGTCAGCAGTCTGAAAATTTCCTTTTGCTTTGTATCAACAGAAGTTTTTATCTGCAGATAAATTGCTTCAGGAATAATTTCAAAAATTTTCCCAAAACCGAGCTCCTGATCTACGAGATCCCAATCGAAAGTTTTGGGTAAAATCAGATAATCTTCAAGTTGTTCTTTAGTAATATAATACTCCATTTTTTTGACCCTTTTTTGTGTAGTTTTTTAGTTAACTATTTTAGTCTGACCGTTTGGATTTTTATCCAAGGTTGTAAGATTGGTGTTTGGGAATTTTCCGAATAAAGTAGGATCCCAATTATTCCAGTATTTAATGTTCTCAAATATCTGAAGTGTTCGGATCTGCTTGATTGGAAATTTGGCACAAAGAATTGTCCAGGCTTCACGCTTATCGGATCCGGAACCGCTGAGCGACTTACCTCCGAAAGCTCCACCATTGATAAGACAAGGATCAATTCCCATCGGTGTCAAAATCTCATAATTGGCAGCTGATCCATCCAACAAGAATTCCCCACTTGATTGTGGCTGTGTAATAGTCTCTACTTGAACTCCCTTAATGATATCTCCGGAATCCCTATCCCTGAAGTAAGGCGAGATAATAGACTTACCAGCTCCTTTATTGCCTCGCAGCTCATTATCGATAAGATCAACAAGATCAGTTCTTTTTTTCTGCTTTTCCTGATCACTGAAGCTCTCCCAGGCAGAACCATAGATGTGAGCAAAATAATCATCTGCAATATGAATTACATATTTTACGTTCAGCTGCTGATTAAACATTTGTTTTTTAAACTCCGGAAGCGATAAGACAACGTCAACCCAACCATTCTTAAAGGAAGAATGCCATCCAACTGAAGGATAAGCTTTTTCTAACAATAAAGTATCAATAACCGGAATTGTGAATTTCCTGATTCCTTTTTGCTTGCAATATTCTTTAACTTCATCAATGGGAATATTTGGAGAGAAGCACCGGACAACAACTGTGTTCGCCTCTTCATAATTGGCCCAGTCAGTATTGACACCAATATTATTAATGATCCCGTTATTATCCGGAACTTCAAAACGACAATCCGCAGCTTTAAGCCTTCTTATAGAAATAACCTTATCTCCATTTGGCGAAAGCAAATATTCCGGAAATGCTAGCCTCCAGGTTTCAGAATCTAAAATAATTTCTGAATTAGTTATATTAAATTTGCTACGAATAAAAAAATCGTTTATTTCCGGGAACGAAGATGCCAGACGTTCTTTAAAAGTAATTGCGTCATCAGTCTCTACACCTTGATAAAGCTGAAATCCTGTGCCAAAATGTGCAGCTGTTAGAACTTCAAGACCGCCAATTGCAACTCCGGTTTTCTTTAACTTCGCTTCAAATTCTACTGGATACAAATTATTTTCACCCCACGGAAGCCATTTCCCGGATATTAAAGTATCTGTATTCTTTGTTTTGAAGGTAGAATGTATGGGGTCTTTTACCGCATTAAAAGCGAGTACAGCAGTATTTTCTTTGCCACCAATGGCATAAATATCTTGTGCAATTTTCATTAGTGATTATTAAATATTGTCTTGAATAGCCAGGATCCAATCCGGCAACTCTTCACTACCTGCAGCAGTATAAGTTATCCGTGTTTCTTTTTTTAAGTGTTTCACAGGATTGTACCAGTAAGTTATTTGTACAAAAGTCCTGGAAGAACTGCCGGAGTTTAACAAATATTCAATCCGGCTGATTTTCCATTCCATCTTATTTTGTTACAGCTTTTACGGCCCACATTGCAGCCTCTTCAAATTTTGTTTGAGCCGTTGAAACTAATCTTGCAGTTTCACCGTCAATACTCTCACGAGGATCGTTTTTAAAATCCTCAAGGATATTTATTGCTTCAGCAGCTTTCGTTTTTAAAGCTGTAACGTTCCCTGCGTTGGATGGGTTGAATTCTACTCTTACCCTTTTTTCTCCGAATGATTTTTCAGACATAATAAAATTGTATTTAATTAATAATTGAGCCTATAAAATGACCTCGTATCCGTTAAACCTGGTTATAAACAGAATGTTGATTTTCTTTTTTCCCTGGTTTGTCATCAGGTTCCTGGTTCGATTCTTAAAGTGATTTGGATTTTTAAAATCAATTTTTTGAGATAACCTGATTTTGCCCGGAGTTTTAGGCGGTTGCATAAGTGTAGCATTATCCCATGTAACCAACCGGCCACCGACTTTGTTTTGCTGATTGTAGGTTCTGACAGTAATTGAAAAGGGAACTGGATTTTTATTCTCATCCAGTCTTTTCATTTCCTTGAGAACTTCTCTCAAAAACATTGTCTTTTGCATAGTGCGAATATGAAGCTGACACCGTTCAGAGTAAAGGACACATTTATTTTTGTCAAAAAACGCCCCCTTTTCTCACGTTTTTTTTTATATGTTTTTGACCTCCAGTTTTTTAGCCTTCCAAAAACAAAATCATTTATCAAAACCCGCTCCTGAGGCACACAGCCGCCTTATACCTCTCTACAATTGCAGTTTTGAAAAAAAACGATATATGAGGGGGATGCCCACCAAAAAGCCCTGTTTTAGGCGTTTTTATGGGTTTTTACGTATTTCCGTAAAAAAACCTGCTCTAGGCAGGTTTTTAAGGGATGAGAAGGTTTGATATAGGGTAAGAGGACTTGTAGTAATTGTCTGCCAAATGCCAGAACTGCCAATATAGATTATAGTCAAGCGTATCACTGAAGTGTGTGGCATGCTCCTGCAGTATGATGGTGCTTCGTTCTGAAGACTTATCTTTCTCGAAAGCATCATTACCTTTCAGCGGTGCGTTCTCCATGGATATAATCAGGTTAGGACAGTTGTCTTCATTAATCCTTAAGATAGGAAGACGAACATCAGATTCCGAAAGTATATAGTTAAGAAGCGTGTACTTAGCAGCATGAGGAGGGTTATTCGTCTTAGGGGTCTTGTCTATCACCTTCCATCCAGCCCTTCTTAGTCTGTTGATTACATCTTCAGCTAACGTTGTTTTACTGTTAGCTTCTTTCTTGCTACCATACCGGTCATAGTACAAATGCACCTCATTACAGCTCGCTTTATGTGGCTCATAATACACAATAAAGTCATCAATCAATTCATCCAGGATATCCGGATTTTTTCTGAAGAACTCTTTGATAAAGTTGACTCTATGCTGAGTTTTCAGATACTGAGAGATTGTAAGGCAGTTAATCTTACCACCAAAGTCAAGGTTCATCTGCAGGGGAACATTACGAACGAGATCCTGATCACACTTACAGCTCGGTTTAAACTCTCCAGCTATGCCGACATCCATTAAGTATTCATTATCCTTATCCTTGTAATAGTGCTTCTTTGGTTTTAACTGAGCATAGAATCCATCTTGTACCCCGATCGGATCTATATTAAGGATCTCTGCATTGAATAAGGTCTTGGATAGAGCTTCTTTCTCCATATCATCTATCCATCCATCCTTCAGGTTATGTGCATTTATATAGGCATTAGCCTTAATAAATAGGTGCTTTCTGAGATGTAAAGGAACTCTATTTCTAACTTCCTCCAGGGCCAGCTTTTCCCGGTGATGAATCCAATCACCTTTCTTAGTCATTGGCACCGACGTTACGAATATCTGGGAGTGGAGCATCGGCTTATTTTTAAATATAGCCTTCTTAGCCCTGTTTGTGGTAATTACGTTGTTATAAAGCCTCTCATAAGTCAACAGTGCAGCTTCATCTCCAATCACCCAATATGCATTCAAACCACGCCCGGAGTTAGGATTATCAAGCGATACCATAACTGCAATTGTACCATTTCTGAAGTGAATTACATTCTGCCAGGAATCTGGAGCCTGGAACGGCATCTCAAATCCTAGCTCTTTTCCACAACGGCCAACTACATAATCAAGACCTTCATAAAGCCCAAACATTTCCATTCCTTCTTTGGTGGATGGTAATGTCCTGGACTTTATCTGCACGAAAGTTTCACCAACAATTACACCGGTAGATCTTGGCATCTCTTTAACTGCAGTACGGATTGCACCTCCCAGGATTGTAGACTTACCGGAACCCCTCGCAGCCTTCACGGTAATATTCTTAATCTTATAGGTATTTATTGCCAGCTCAACAGAAGCCTGCATCCAGTTTAGGGTAACCTCCCGGATAGGTATATTATATTGTGAAAAATTAGTCGCCATCTTCGTCAGTATCTTCTTCATTATTGTCCACTTCTTTCCAGCTGACATCCTGTGCAGTAATATTGTTGAAATCAGCAACACCGGTCTGGAACATCGCCTCCAACATATTTTTCGCACCTCTTGGAAGATTCAATTTATAGACTGAAGCTTCAAGTTTCTTAGGATCTATTTTTTGCTCTGTATCATCAAAGTTGAATAGTGATTTATATGAATCGAGACATTTTCTGGCCGTTTCTTCATTGCCTTTTTTAAGGGACATCTGATACAGGTTCCAGTAGCTCTCAGCGAGAATTAATTTTTCAGCTGCTACATTTAGCTGATCCAGGTCTCCAAATATGTTCATGGCCATCGAATAATCCCGGTAAGCAGTAGGCTGCGAAATATTATGATCTCTTTTAAGAATCTGAACAACCTGAGAAGGTGAATATTTGTTGTCTTTTCTCAAGCTCCACGCATGAGAAATTCGATCTTTACGAATAATTTCTTTATCAGAAAGAGTTATAGAATCGGGATCTATATACCAAGCCTTTATCTTTTGAAAAATGCTGTCTTTTGTGAATTTTACAATATCCATAGAACGAAAATATTATCCGGGATATCGCTGTAAAAGGACATAAAAAAAACCTGACATATGCCAGGCGTACAACCATTAAAAGAACATGTCTAAAGTAATATATAAGTATTATTGATTTATTTCTTCGATTTGTTCCGGAGTTAATTTTTGTCCGTTTCTCTTGAGCTCAAATGCCAGATTATTCTCCTGCATATACTTAATCCATCTCCTGATGATCACATCTGCAAAGCGTGGATCCAATTCTATACCCCGGCATTGTCTCCAGTTCATTTCACAAGCAATAAGAGTTGATCCGGATCCTAGGAACGAATCCCCGACGATATCCTTTTGCCTGGATGAGTTCTTAATGAGATAAGAAACGATATCCAACGGCTTCATGGTTGGATGTTCAGCGTTTCTTAATGGTTTATCAAATTCCAAAACAGTAGATTGTTTTCGATCTGAATACCAGGTGTGAGCTGTACCTTCTTTCCATCCGTATAGGATCGGCTCATGCTTCCAGTGATAATCCTGCCGGCCCATTACAATCGAATTTTTAACCCACACCAGGCATTGAGATAATTTAAACCCTGAAGCTTTAAATGCAGATCGGAAATTTGCCCCTTCAGAGTCGGCATGAAAAATATATATCGGAGCTCCTAATTCTGAGTTGATAAAGCACTCCTGGTAAAACAGATACAGGAAACTGTAGAACTCATCATTTGACATGTTATCATTCTGGATCTTGAGCTTATCTTTTGACCCTCCTTCATAGTTTACATTATAGGGAGGATCTGTTACAATAAGATTATATTTTTCTCCGGAGAGGAGCTTCTGGTAACTTTCCGATAACGTAGAATCTCCACACAAAACAATGTGTTTGATTCCCTTCTGTGTAGATATCAGCTCGTAGATATCGCCCGATATCGTTTTCGGTTCTGCAGGTGGTTCCGGATCAAAGTCTCCTTCTTCTTCATCCGGGACAAATGCATTATCCTTTAAAAACGTCTCGAATGCTCCGAGATCCATCCCGATATCCTCCAGATCAATGTCCTGGAAAAACTCCTCAATCATACTCCAGTCGAACTCACCATTATGGATGTTTGAACGAAGCATATATTCCTTAAACTCCTCTTCAGTAAGCTTTCGGTTCGGAATTCGCACATCAATCAGCTCTTCTCCACGTCCCAGAATAAACATAGCTGCTATCCTTTGATGGCCGGCAAGCAAGATATTATCAATATCAGCTGCAGGAATTTCAACCAGGTTAAATTTCTCCAGGCTTTTCTTGAGCCGGTTGAGTTCCTCTTCAGATATTTGTCGTGGGTTAAAATCACAAGGGATCAGTTCGGATACTTTTCTTTGTACGGTGTACCATTCCAACGGAGCCAGGATATTATTTTCATCCAGCTGTTTGTTTGTTCTCATTTTATAACTAATTTTGTCTATCTCACTTTTCAAATTGTCAAAGACCCCAGACAGAAGACTTTTAAGTCCTCCGCATGGGGTCTTTGTGCTCTAAAATTTGAAAAGTGAGACGTTCTAATTTTTTGCGGAGGGCGTTTTTAAAGCCCTCCTTGAGAATCGAGTGCAATATGTAATAAGCTTCTGCCTGGATAAAGGACAAAAAAAACACCCGGCCGTATTGCCGAGTGTTCACATCAGAGATAATATAATATTGCCCTTAAATCGGGTCCACTTTATCAGTCCTTATTTTTTCTAGTCTTTCTATCAGTTCTTGATGCTCAATTTCAGTTAAATTAACATCGGTAAAATCAATTGCCGGATGTACAACTCCAGCCGAATAATTCTGTAATGATGTTAATAGTTTCAAACAATCTTGAGCAGCTTTTTCTGCAGCTTTGGCAGCTTCTTCAAATGCTATTACAAAATCCCAACCATATACAAACCCATTACATAATATAACTTTTCTAGATGGTTTATATCTCTTCTGGAGAAGTTTCCGGATCCGTTTTTTATTGCTCATCTTCTACTTTTTGGACAGTTTTTAAGTTAAAAGGAACATCAGGAATCGAACCTGAGAACGGGTTTTCCATTGTTTAAGCGCGCCCCGTGCAATATCACTCTGCCATGTTCCGAGACAAATAAAATAAAATTCTACCATCAAACAAGTAATTCGAGTATTTTTTCTTGATCCAGGACCAGAGCCTCCAGCTGTTCAAGTTTATTATTAATGGCAGCCAACTTTCTATTATAATCCGGAGCGGTTTCTTCAGGAAGCAAACTTTCCATTTTTGCAATGGTTTTTTTTCTCCTGCAGATAAGACCGGCAAGGTTTCTTTTTTTCCGGTCAAGCTCCAGAACCGACATATTGGAATAGTCGTTTTTGCTTATAGTTGGAAGTAATCTTTTGTTCTCGAGATAATGATCCAAAACTCTCTTATATTTATCGAACTTCTCAATATGTTTGAGCATCTTCGTTTGAAAACTGTATGCTGCAACTTCATCATCCGGATCTACTGCATTGAGTTTAATTTTAAAGCTGCAGAGCTGAAGCCAGATGGCAAATGCATCATGATAAGTAGAATGAAGCTCTACAGGATATTGAGTGATCAGCCCTAAAAATTTAGGCTTTTCAGGTTCAACTGGAACCGGAACCGGTGCATCTATTATTTCATGAGGTTTGTTATCGATATCCAACCTTTGTACAGGAATATCTTCTTTTTTTTCATAAGAAATATTCTTCTGAGAAAGTAAGTAGCTTATTTTAGCTCTATTATCCAAAGTTGGAGCTTTATACCTAACTGCAAGTTTAGGATCTCCTCCGGAACTCAGATATAATTCTATATTTAGCTGATGTTTTTCCATATAAAAAAAACCTCCATTACTGGAGGTTCCTAACATTAAAAATTAAATAAAAGTAATATGAATTTATTCTGCATTATTGGTTTTTTTGATCTTTCCAAAATTTTTGATTGAATTTTCTAAAAGTAGGATCTCAGCTTTGTAATTTAGATTTCTCCTTAACTGCAGAACTTTCTCCATGCGTTCTTTAGAAAAATCATTTAAAACTTCTAATCCATCTTTTTTCAAGCAAAGAGTCAGAGAACCCTCCTCCCATAACTCTAATGCGTTTTTAGGAACTTCAGTTAAAGTCTGACTTTGTCCATTCGGTCTGTTAACCACAGAACCTGGCCTTACTGTTAATATAAAATACTTATCCATAAGAAGCATTTTATGTTGCAGGACCATCGGCCAACTCTACAACTTCACCCAGGTAAGTGAAAAGTTTAGTGTTAGCAGAAACGGTTACACCAACTCCGGAATTGTCTTCATATTTCTTACCAGTTGTCCCATCTCCTTTATCAAAGATCGCTGGAGCATCTTTCGTTCCAATGATCCACTTTCTTCCGGTACTGTCTGGAACACACCATACCATTGGGGTATTCATGTGAGCATCAATAAAACCTAAGTTTCGTGGAAGGAAGTTAGGAATATAGGCATCGAACTCTACTTTTGGCTTTTTGTTTCCTTTGTTACCAACCAAAGTATTTTTCAATTCACTTTCGTCAACCAACATCGTAATTTTTTTCCAGCCCTTGTCCGGTTTGAAAGTGATACTATTCGCTAGAACTGTAATTCTAGCTTCATAACTGGTAGTTGAAGTAACAACAGGCTTTACGAAAGTTGCAATATGAGCAGCTGGAGCATAGTAGAAATCAATTGCTACACCTCCAACCATATCTTTGTTAGGACAATAATTTAGGTTTTCTGTACCTACATTGTCAAATGAGCAGTCATCTATTTCTGGCATCTTACTAAATTTTAATGATTAAAGAACTTTTCCCGCCAATCAATTGTAAAGCAAGATCATAGTTTTCAGCAATTTGCTTCTGACTATATGCTTTACCATTAACTGTAATTAATTTCGGAGCCGAGTCGGTAAACCTGTAAGGTTCCTCCTCGAATTCAAACTCTAATCCTGGTTCGGATTCTCCGGACTTTTTCCCGGTTTTTTCGTCTAACTCAGCTTCTCTTTCTTTAAGAGACTCATTCGTTTCGTCAACGTATATATCGAAGGCTGTTTGCTTTTGCGCCAAAGATTCTTCTCTTTTTTTCAGGTCTTCATCTAGTGCTACATTGGTTTTAGCCGCTGCATCAATAGTTTCTCTGTATTCCGCAAACTCTTTTTTCTCAGCTTCAAATGCTTTGATATCTGCTTCCAATTTTTCAGACTTAGTCTCTAAATCGGATTGTTTTTTTAAAAGCTGCTCCTCAGTAAGAGGAGTAGCTTTTTTATCTTTTGGTTCTGACATTTTTGTAGTTTTTTTTAAGCGATTTTTCTTTCGTTCGGATAGAATAATTTATTCATCGCAGAATCATTAAGACCAAGATTCTTAGTAGCATCTGCAGTATGAATGAATAAATACTGATCAATTGCGAAATTGTACCCTAATGAGAATTCAGAAAGTAACTTCACAATTCTGTCCTGCACTTGAACATCAGTGATCACTGCAGGATTTTCCTGAACGTCTACTAATTCAAGAAAGTTTTTGTCGATTGTTGCATAAATGGTTCCTTTTGCAAGACCAGGAACACCTACAAGCTCTCTTTTGCCAAACCTTGTTTTAGTTGCTCCCGATTGGTCGAAACTTGGTCTCATACCAAAAGCATCATCGTAAGCTTCCTGATACTCTTCAGCATCTTCCTGAGATGTAAAAATTTGTTTAACCTTTGGTTTAGCCATCGTTGGAATATCTTTCTCAAATGCAGTTACTTGAGCTAGGATATTGTTACTTGTGACAGCATCTCCCGGAATGAAATAAGGTTGAGAAGTTGTCACGATATCAGTAAGAACCTGATTCAAACCATCCATCGAAGCTCCAAATACAGGAGTTGCTGCACCTACCTTTGAAGCGTCGTAAACTCCGTTAACAGAAAGATAGTCGCAATCATCCAAAATTTTGGCTAATACCATAGCCATCATTTCTTTGGTGATAGACTTATCTTGAGGCTTTTTACCTTCATCAAATGAATCTGCGTAAATAGTTCCCAGGATTTCAGCCGGATCCAACACAAAATCTACCTTCTGTCTGAAGGTTTCCATTTTCTTTACTTTGTAAGTAACATCAGTAAATGGAGTAAAAGATTTTGAGTAATACGCCTGTACAACGTGACCCATTAAAGCAACTACGTTTGCGTAAGTTCCGTTAACCTTAGTAATTCTTTGAGCGTATTTGCTTAAGAAAATTTTGTCAGACAGTAAGGCCGCCTGAAATGCTTTAGGATTATTGTTAATCCATCCGACAATCGCCTGTCTTATTTCTTGTGTATTTAACATGGATGATTATTTTAAAACTGGATATTTACTTGTGTCATTCACAGCCTCTTCAAAGGCATATTTCGGAGCAGGATCACCATTGTTACTCTGTCCGTTGGTTGGAGGAGTAGAATGGGTATTCGTAGCCTCTCCATATTCTTTGCATTTTGCTGAAAGATGTGCTATTGCGTCTTTAGGACTCATATCACCCATATCAAGTTTGTTTGCAGCGAAAGCAGCTGTAAGAGATTCTTTTAATTCCCCTTCAGACTTTTCATGATTGGAAATTGTTTCTTTCTGATCTGCAATAGTTTGGTTAAGACCAGAAACATCGTTTGCTTTAAGAGCGGTCTCAACTTTGTCGAGCTCTTCTTCTGTAAGCCTCACATGTGCTTTGGAACCGACAATATTCGAATGTGTTTCTAAAACACTTTTTCCTAAAACACCAAGTAAAAGAGTATGTTTATTCATAAATTAAAATTTTGCTAATGCTTGTTCTTTTGTTAATATTTCGTCCACCAAGCCAATTTTTAGGGCCTCCTGTGCGTTGTATGTTTTTCCCTTGAATACATGACCGTCATCAGTTAATTTTTCGCCGTAATTGGCTTGTATGGTCGAGATAAATTGTTCTGTTATTGTAGCAAGGCGTTCCTGATAAGGTTTTTGATTCCCCTTGATTAATTCTTTGAAATCAGCATTCTTTTCCGTTGACTGAGGAGCATAGATATCGTAGATTTTTGCACCCCATTTTTCAAACATTGCGGAGAAATCCTGAAAATTCATGAAGGTTCCAATACTTCCAATATGACTGGCAAAAGGGCTTGCAACTCTCACATCACACGCAGAACCTATCCATTCAGCAGCACTACACTGCATTTCTGAGGTGAAAGACATTGTTGGTTTTTGCATGTTTTTGATAAAGTCTGCGAATTCTGCTGTACCGGAAACTTGACCGCCTCCGGAGTCGATATTGAATAGCACTCCAGAAACATTCGGATTGCGATCAATGGAACGCAGAATGCTCTGCATGGTCTGCGTTCCTAAAATGCTGTAAGTGGAATATTTTACGATAGGCCCGACGATATCAAATACCACCGGGTATTTGTTTGCTCCAGAACCGGAGCTCATACTCATCTGAGTTTCCAGGGACTTAATGAAATTTGACTCTACCTGCGTTGCAGATAGAAGAGTATTTGTTTTAATACCTAAAACAAATTCGGTAAGAAATGACAATAGAAAAGATTGATCTATTGCCAGGGGCGTATTAAAAAAATTAAGTCCGTGCATCGTATTGATTTCACGGACAAAAGTGTGTTTACGTTAAAGTGTGGGAAAGGACAAAGTTTTACTGAACTTTTGCATTTCTAATTTTACGGTATCCTAAAAAACTATCGATATGTTTTTCCCAAATTTCAGCGATACCATATTCATCAAGATACTTAACAAAATCTTTTAATAATTGCTCTGAATTTGGTGGAATATCACAATATTCATCATTTAAAACGTCTTCCTTAAAATCGAAGAATAGTCCGAAAGTAATCCCTGAAATTTCATTTCTTCCCGCTAAATGAATTCTAAAGGGATGAATCTTATATAAAGCTCCTATCTGATCAGCCTCGAGGCAATAACCTTTCAAATTTATTCTTAGTGTTTTACATGTATTTGTTCCTTCAAGTTCAAATGAGCAATTAGGAAAAAGATCAACAATAAGGTTTAATACTTCTTTCATCTATAATATCTGTATTTGAGGTTTTATAATTGTATCACCGGAAACAGCTATAGTGTATTCATCATTCCCGGAATTATCATCTTTTTTGTTATCAATGAATTCAATCTTAATTTTCTCACGATCGTTTCCTAGCAACATTTTTTCAGTATTTGAGTTCAGGACAATGGCAAATTTCTTCTTATTGAAATATTTATGGGATTTATCATAAGTGGATTTTGACATATCCAGTACAGGAAAGCTTACATCTATATCTGTAAAATAGTTACCTTCTTTTGTTTTCGTTGAAATTCCCCTGGAATAACTCTCCGGAACAATATCATATTTGTAAAGTGCAATCTTTGGATCTGGAAATATACCGTTAAGAGCATTGATGTATTTTATATCCGAAGCTTTGTAAATTTCAATGCTGCGGATCTCCCTGTAAAACGACTCTGATTCATTTTTAAAGTGTTCCATTTTTTTGACCCTTTTTTGTGTAATTAATTTTAAGCTTTTCCATCAATTTTATTTTTTGGCGGTTAAAATCTTTCCTCAATGTTTCGTAGGTAAGCTCTTCATCCGGGATATCATAAAAATCTAAAAAATCTAATAAGGTAGTCTGATATTCAATATTATATTTTTCTTTGTTAAGAATGGCATTAGTAAACAATTCTTCTTTGGTTTGGCGTTCTAAGGTTTTTGCCAGCTGATGACATCTCATTTGATTAAAGATAAAACCTTTTATCCCTGCCTTCCTAACTCCGATATACACTTTAAAATAATCATTCTGATTATTTCTTTTGTAATCGTATTTGATCTCTGATTTTCTTTTTAGGATCTGAAGAACCGTAAAACCTAATAAGGTTGTTTCGGTCGCCTGAAAATCTTCACCGTATTTTTTTTCTAATACTCGCTTCAGATACCTGGGAACCGGAAGCGGAAGGAGAACTTTATCCATCAATATTTTTTATAATTTCAACAAATAAAACATAAAATAACCATTAAAAAAAAGAAATAATCCCCATAACTACAGTTACAGGGATTATTTGCGTAAAATTTACATTAATAATTTAAATTTTTGATATTACTCGATCATAGATCCAGGCATACTGGCTCATTGGAAAATGAGAATAACTGACTTTTTCGCAATTCTCAATAATACATTTTTTAAGTTCTGACAGGTCTTTAGGCATAAGCTGTTCGCAAACACTGGCAGCCTCCAGCTGAGAGAAAACATTGCCTACATAAATGTATCCACAATACTTTCCGTTAAAATAATTTCCGAAGAAATATTCTTTACTCTCTTCACCATACATCTGCAGGACCGTAAAGCCTTTATAAAATGAGCATAAGGTGTAAGGTGTAAATTCTATTAATTTTTGTTCTAAAGCCTTACCAAACCAGGAATCCTGATCTGCAGGTACTATGTTATGTTCTGGGTATGACATGATTTTTTTATTTTTTTAAAATTTGTGCAAAAAGCCGAATTCAACATTAAACAGTTCAACAATTTTGAGTATCAAACAGTTAAGTTTTAATTGTGTTGAAACAGGTTGAAATCAAAAATCCTGTTTTCAACATAAATCAACAGTATTCAACACTTATTTCAACACAATTCAACATATATTTTTAGATAACTATTTGATTTTTATAATTTTAAAAAATGTTGAATCTGTTGAATTCGGAATTGCTCCGTTTAGGCATTTTCAACATTTTAAAAAAAAATTAAACTCGATTTATGACGTCGTCGATACCTGCTTTTACCCCATTGTTTTGTAAAGGGGTTGCAGGGGAATGGAACAAATCCCCGTTAGGATTCCGACCTTTGCGCTGCCAATAGATTGCGTTTTCGATATCGTCTTTTGTATCTGCAGGCATTTTGGTTAAATCAAGCGCATATACAGATACAGCATTACTTTTCTCTTTCTTCTTTATTTTTTGATCATATGGTGTTCCAGGCTCTTCTTTCTCTTCTATTTCCATACGTTTCTTCGTTGCTTCAATGAAATAGCTTTCGTTCTTAATTTCATCCTGGAATGATCTTATGCCTGGACAACCTTCATTGAATCTTGGAAACCATTCCGTTTGAATTCTGGAATACACTGAGGTAAATTGGATGTATAATACATCCCCATCTATTTTATAGTCTCTTCCTTCCTTTAGCTGCGATACAGAATTGCCACGTAGCGCAACCAGGAACAGCTGCCAAAACTTAATAAATATTGATGCTGATGATATCTTGCTACGTAAATTGGCTGCGAGATCGTCAAATGCCTTCAGCATATCGTCCAATGTGAATGGGAATAAAAATACATTTGCATTGCGCAGAATTTCATATGTTGCCCCCAAAACGGAAAAATTAGTGATGATACGGTCAATAGCTCCGGTGAATGCAGGACGCTTCGATAATGTTTTCTTATACAAATTGAATTTTTCAGAAAATTGTTCTACGAACGCTGAGCGCTGCCAGATTACCTTATCCATAAAACTCGTAACATTTTCAGTAAGCATTTTTGCAAGCTTTTTATAATCCTCGACTTCCTGATCGTTGAAAATATTTTTTTTCATCTCTCCAAAAACCAAACGACTCATTAATGCTACATCCATAGGATATTGATTACCGGTGATCATGGCAGAACAAAGTATTGGTATTACATCTGTAGATACTTTCGAGTCCATTGTTCCAATCTTATAACCGTTTTTACCCCACAGTTCCTTCAGCATTCCGACATTATCCCGGTTATCATTTGTATATTCTGACAAATGCACAACCATGTTAGAAAATTCTGCAAATGATCTTAGTTTTGCTTTACCTGTAGATTGTCCGTTTTCCAGTGAAATTAGATCTGTTTCGGTAAAACCAAACATTCTCTTGATACAGCTGAATAACTGGTCTTTTCCAGTAGATGCCGGACCATAAAGGAAAAACTCCGGAAAGCCTTTTGCCACATCAAAAATAATATCCTGGTGTGCTGTAGCAAACGCAAATAAAATCCCCGGTATCGCAAATTCTCTGTGAACTTTGTACATCTGAGATAAGTAATCATCCATACTGAAGCTCGCAGTCTTCAGAGAAAGTTTTTTCTGTTGTTGAAAACGATACGGGTTTGTTTTATAGATTTCATTGGCTGAAGGAACATAGTATGTATGGCCATCAAAATGGAAGATACCATCTTTGTTTATTGGGATACTTGGCTTACCAGGAATAGTAACTGAATTATTCCAGCAAAAGAAACCTTCCGGATTCCATCCCAAAATATCAACCTTTCGGCCAACTCCCATTTTATCGAACAAATAAGTCTTCAGCTTTTTTAAATGTTTTGTATCTCCAGAGAAAACATAATTTCCCTGGTCTGATAAAGCATCTTCAAATCTCTGCAGAGAGTTCAGTGTATTAGCCGGCACATCAAAGATTCTTTCTTCATTATCAGTATTACAAACACGCAGAAGCTTTTTAGGAAATTTATCGTCATTCATATGCTGCAGGATCTCAATACTAAAGTTTGAAACGCTCTCGAAAGTAATCGGCCATGAATAAGAATCCTGCATGTAGATCTGATCATTATCAATGAACAATTCATATTTATCTACAAGCGGTTCAATGTCTTCAAAAGACATAGTAACACCATATGGCCTCATAAATTTTTCAGAAGCTGCATTTACGGCCTTAACCTGCTCAGCTTCCTGCTCCCGGAGAAGTTCTTTAATAAGAGCGGGCTTTACTTTGGCCTCTTTCTGAAGACGCTCAGAATAAAGGTTACGAAGAGCGATATCGGGAATTCGGGAAATAGTTTTAATTATCTCCCGGATTCCGTTTGTTCTATCTAATTCATCCCCTTTATTTTTTTCCTTCAGATAAACTTCAAATCCATTGCTAATGTAGGGTTGCAGGGACTTCGACAGATTCATCTCATCGGAAATTAATTTCCTGCAGACATCTTCCGGAGGAATAATTCGGCTATAATCATCCGGATCCAGATCATTTGGTAAAAAGCAAACTTCAACAGCAAAGCCAAGCTCTAAAAGCTGAGCCACATATTTTGATACTTGCTTCTGGCCAGCAGCGTCACCATCTAAACATAAAGTAATTTTTGAAGTAAGTTTCTTCAGTTTTTTCATCTGTTCGATAGTAAATGCCGTTCCACTTACACCAACAGTATTTTCTTGTCCGCAAAGTTGCCAGGCAATCACATCATTGTATCCTTCAACAATCCATACTCTGTTTTGTTTTACAATGGCATTTTTAGCGATATTAAGGCCGTAAAGCGTTTGTTTTTTATCGTAAAGCTCGTTTTCCGATGGATTCATCCATTTGGCATAATCATCGTTATTATCAAGCCTTCTGGAGGCAAAGCCAGTAAGTTGATCACGTTCGTCTCGAATAGGATAAACAAGTTTATTAACGAGCTTATCTGCATCTTTATCATTGATCAGCCCTAATTTCTTTCCAGCTTCTACATTTCCAGCTTCAGAAAAAAGATCATACATGAAATAATTCCCTGGAGCATATCCAAGTCCCCAGTCCTTTACATCTTCATCAGAATATCCACGTTTTTTTATTTCCAGCCATGCCGGATGAGATCTCTCTAATTTGAATAGTTTATTTTGAAATTTTACAAGTAAGGCATCCAGATATTTGCGGAGATTTTGTTCTTTCTCCTTTTTGACTTTAATTTTTTCTGCTATCTCCGGATTTTCGTATTCGATAGTTTTGCCTTGCTTTTTAGCCAGGTCTTCAATCGCTTCTACATAAGAACAGTTGTTTTTATGCATAATGTATGTCCAAATATTTCCGGCTTTTCCGGAACTGAAATCTTTAAACAGTTGTGTTGTAGGATTAACACAGCAGCTCGCTGATCTTTCTTCTGTGAATGGAGATTTACAAAAATAATTAACACCACGTTTTTTAACGGGATCTCCGTAAGTGTGGAAAACTTCTATAATATCTGCATCCTGCAGTACTTTATCTATAAATTCTTGTTTTATATATGCCATGGTTATTATACCAGTATTAAGTGCGGTTCTATTACAAATCCAAATTCTGAAAGAAGAATTTTTACTTCAGGTATTTTTGAAAGATCAGTTTCAGTATCAATTTTAATTATACTTGATCTTTGTGGAAATGCTTTCTCTCCAAGCTTTTTTCTAAGTCTATATGCTGCATTATGCTTCCTTTTCAGATTGCCCTTCTTTTTCATAATTGGATATGATTAGTTTATTTCTTTCGGTGATCAAATCGAGTTCGATCATCCTTTTTCTATACCAGGTTACATTACCGTTAAAGGTTTCAATTATAAGAGAGTGAAATTCTTTCTGAGAAATTATATTCCTGTTTTTGAAAACTTTCCTGCAGAATTTTTTGTAATCGCTGGTTCTGTTGGAAACGACGATTTTTTTCTCTTCTTTATAATCAGAACTTTTACTGATAGACTTCTCCTCCAGAAGCCTCTTTTTTTCTTCAAATGATGCTTTTCCATCATTTAAAACCCTGGTATAAGCGTTGAGTTTAAAAAAATTGCTCATTATATTTAATCATCTGGTTTAAATTCATCCAATGCCAGGAAGAAAATTCCCATGGCCATAATTTCCTGATTGTTGGTTGAGTTGATGTTGATATCTTCATTTTGCTCTTTCCAGGAATCAAAAGATTTATCCGGATGAATTGCTTTATACTTTCTGTAGTTCTGCCGGTGCTGCTCAACAGCTTCTTTTACTTTCATCTGCAGGAACTCTCCGGACTCTACATTTTCGTAAGCTTCTTTTACTTTAATTTTGATTTGTGCCGGTGTCATTCTTTTCAAAAAGATTTTTGTATTCAGTGTATGTTACTTCTATACTATCATAAGGCATTTGATGATTCCAATCTGAATCTATTATGAATCCAAAATATCCGTTACAAGATCCAAAACCACAATTCCTATGTATGCTATCAAAACCAATTACTTTGTTGATATCATCTCGTTCAATTATCTCAAATGAACTAATCTTTTTATCAATTTTTTTTCCTTCTAATGAAGAAAGTCTAGGTCTGTAATAATTTGGGAATCCGGGAAACTTTTTCCAAACCTTCATATCCTGTTCTTCAAGAAATTCCACACCAGCGATCCCAGTTTGAAAAACACAACGGTCTCTCGTTAAATACATATCTGAAGACCCTATTTCCTTCATATATTCATGAATTGCATTAGAAATTTCTTTTCCTTTATCAATCAATGATTGCATTTCAACACCTGTTTTAGATGTCTTTTCCACTTTGAAATATATACTTGGCATAGTTTGTAAGTTTTTAAAAGTTAAATGGGTTCTCTATTTTTTTAAATTCATACACCCATACCCAAGGGTTTGATTGCCAGGATTGTTCGCCATTGATTGATTCCCATACATTTTTAAAGGCAGATGAAGCCAGTTTATATGATCTATATCTACCATCTCCAACTGGATGTAAACTTCCTTTGTATTCACCAAAAAGTCCATATAATGAGCAGCCTTCTGCTATTGCATCTTCCTCAGAGATTGCTTGCAAGCGTTCAACTTTTACATTTATAACCTCCAGGAATATTCTGGATGCTTTTTTTGGCATGTGTATTGAGGGTTTCCAGAATAATTTTACTGCTTCGTAAAATTGCGAGCTTACAGAGGCCTTATAATGGTATTTAACAGATTCATCTTTTTGAATTATTCCACAAAATGTTTCTCGTACCCAAAGTAGATCACCTACCAGAAACTTTGGAGCTAGAAAATATTCCACACTTTTATCTTTTTTATGGAAAATAAACTTATTGTCAATCCTTAAACCATCGAGAATCCATTCTTCCGGATTTTTATTAATATTTTCTAAACCTTGAGTTCTGCGAGTTTGATTTTTTTTATTACCCAAAATAGCCTGAACCATTTCTGTTGAAAATAATACTGGGTGTGTTTTCATTGTCTTGTTTTTTTTAATTGCCTCCTATCATTATTGTACTTTCTGTTCCCACCATAACGTCTGAAATCTCAAACAAAGGTTCAGACTCATCTTCATTATGATAATTCTCAGCATTTACTCTGAAATCTTCGAAATTATCTCTAACAAATTCATCAATATTTTTTTCTAATTGGTCTACTGTCATGTCTTCTGGTACATAAGTATTGTAGGTTACTACTACTATTATTTTTTTCATGTTTTTTATGTTTTAGTAATAGTAAAAAACTTCTTTTTCAATGTCATAATGAATGGAATCACTTGTCTTTGATTCAATGAAATCGATTATTGATATTAGATCAGTTTGCGAACCTTTTTTTTCGGAAGCGTACTGCAGGTCTATTAGCTCATTATATACATCAAAATCTTTTATACACTCAGAAAGTACTTTCTTATTGTGTTCATCCAAGTTCACAGCTATACTGAGTATACCACCGTTATCATAAATATTCAATCGATCAACTTTAACCTTCAGCTCATTGAATATTTTAGTAATTCCTAGTTCATTTTTTTTAAGTTCATCCGTAAAAGCTTTATCTCTTAATTCTTCTACTTTTAGTGCAAAATCTGAAATCTTTTTATTCATAATTATTATTTTAGTTTTTTAAGTCTATGATATCGTAATCGATAATAATGGTTTTAAGGGCTTTTCTAACTTGCTGCACCTTATCATTAATCTGGAAAGATCCTGGAGAATTATATAAACCTTCAGTAATGAATGGAACCCCCAGAACCCGGCTTTCATTGTTCTTAAAACCTTGCTCTTCTACGATCCAAATAGATCCTGCAGAACATGAAACTGTATGGATATCATTTTCGTTCATTTCTGAAGTAGAGCCGATTGGCAAGGAATAATCTTTGATAATGACATTTGTTTCTTTCAGATATTTTAATCCGGTTCCACCGTTTAAAGGGCTTCTATACTCGAACTCTGATAAAGTCGTTGTATGCAGATCCGTTACTTCAGATCGAAAGGCTACATAATGCTTTACGTTACCTTGCAGAACTGTCAGCTTTATTGGATACCGGTGACTATGGAGCTGTATTGCGTAAGGTCTTATTTTTTTATCAGCAATAAAGGCCCTGGTTAATTTTCCGAACTCAGTACCCTCAATAACTAATGAGAATAAACCAGGATAATGGGTATCAGCCATTGAAAGCTTCAGACTTTCCGGATTCGGATTTTTTATAAGACTAAGAAAGTACTCTAGTTTTTTCATTTTTGTTTTCATTTAGAAGTTCCTCAATTTCTCTTGCACAAACATATACCATGACTCTGGCAAGTTCCGAACCTGTAAGTTCAAAATGAGTCTGAAGTAATGCTCCTGCCTTAATTATTTCTTTAATTCTTTTATTAGGAGTTGGTCTCCAGTAGGACTTAGGAAATGGCCAATCTGTTGGAGGAGTACCTGGATGACAACCAGCTTCTCTTTGCTTTACTGCAGAATGATAGCAGCAACCTGCATAAAACAATTCATCTTTTTCATAATGAGTGTTTAATAATGCAGAATTAATTTGCTTTTTCCTTTCTCTTTTAATTAATTTGATTGCTGTTCTCATAATTAATATTTCTTGGTATAGTTAATGTCGAAAGATAAACTCTCGTTGTTTTTTTGCCGCTTTCGACAATAACACTCAGACCACGGCAACAAGGTGTCGCATAAGGCCAATTTGTAAACCGCTTACCGCATTTACTGCATTCTGTAATGAGTTCTTTAGTTTTTGTATTCATAAGATTAATTTGATGTCGGTTCGAATAATACTGCTCCACACTCGGAACATATCCATTTCTTTCGGAGATCTTCTTCATTCCCACATTCACATTTTTCCCATATTTCATGATTGTGATCTTTTAAAAGATCCTGAAAAGAAATTCCTACTTTAAACTCTTTCATAAAATCTGTCTCCATTACTTTAGGAGTAGTTTTAAATGTTTGAGCTTCTATAAATTCACGAATTTTAGGATCCATGCACAATTTTTGTGGTTGTTTCAGCACATGCACTACATAAGTTCTCTTCAAACCAATAGCATGGCTTACCTGTTTTTTCAACACATTGTCTGCAGTCGTAATCTGTGCACCCACAAATCCTGCAGGTCTGAGATTCCATTCTTTTACTGTAATGATTGCTTTGAATTAAAATATCAATCTCCTTCAGTTCACTTGGAGTACAATTATTTAAGAATTGCTCTGGAGAAATTTCTAGTGTGAATATTTGTTGAAGCTTAGGCATTTGACTTTAATTATTTTTTTAAAACAAAACCCGACCGGAATATTCCAGCCGGGTGAACTAATAACCATGAATACTCAAATTAAACATGAGTATCAAAAAACACCAGCGCAATTTCCTGTAGCTTAACCCGGTATTGTGGAAAGAGAGAGAATCGAACTCCCGACGGCATGGATTTTCAATCCATCGCTCTACCAACTGAGCTACCTTTCCATAAAGCACTTTTTTGAACACTTCTCTGATTGGGAACAAGAATTAAAAAATTAAACCAAATACTAACTAAAATCCCTTTCTATAAGTGCTTTATAATATTATCTACCGAATGGACTTCGTCCAAAAATTGTTTCAAAAATTGAAGTTGAGGACGACCTAGTATCGAACATTTCCTTATACTTGTAATATGCAACAGCATCAAAAATTATATCTTTTAGATCAGGAACTCTCACAAATACATCTTGATACATTGATAATAATCTCTTGGGGCTTCCAACAGCGAGTATCAAGCCTTCAAATTGATTTGTTTCAGTATTTACATCCTCTGCAGCAATAATTGAAAGACTAATACCCTTAGGTGCTTTTAAAACTAAATCTTTAAGTTCTGCGAGATATTCATTTTTTATTTCTCTCCCATTTTCTTGTTTTTGATTTTCCATAATATTATTTATTAAGTTTTGTCTAAAATTAAAAAGGCACTGCACTCCTTGAGCTGGCTTACACCCTTCGTGCCTTTTTAGGAATAATAAAATCTAGCTGGTTAAAGCCGGCATATTTTCTGTTAATACTTGATCTTCATTATAACCCTCTGTTTTAAAATACTCCAAAGCCGCTTTCTTTGTTAAGTTTGAATTAGGGAATGGCTTTTCTTTATACTTTAATAGAAAATTATAAATTGCTCTGTCTACGACACCCATTGCAAAAGCTAACCCTCCGCGAAATCTCACGTCAGTCTCCAAGCGTTCTATGATTTCTTTCTGAATATAAAATGTCAT